CGGCGTGGACCGATATAGGTGAACTCAAATTCTTCGGCACCCCCGGTCCCACGACCCTCGATAAGGGTTCGCTGACTTTAGGGAGATCCCTCGATGTGCCCCGCATTTCGCGGTACGACGTGGATACAGAAACCCCTAGACCCGAGAAGTTGTTAATTGATTATGATACAACAGTAAATTCTTCATTAACCGATATTTCAGGAAAAGGGAATCACGGTACATTTTTTGATGATGCTCATTGGTCCGCAGCAGATAAGGCGTTTGAATTTGATGGTACAGATGATTATACAAAAACTGATATTACCATAGCCGGTGGAAATATGGCTTGGACCCAGAGTATGTGGTTTAAGATAAACGCATTTCCCGCAACATCAACTAATTATGCGATCTTATCTTTCTTCGGAGATAAATCCTCACTATCGGGTCATCTTATGAGTTATAAGTCGAGTGAATTTTGGCAAGATTGGTATGGCAACGGTGTGAAAGCCAGTTATACATTGGAAGTTGGTAAATGGTATCATGTAGTATCAGTTTATCATGGAAATACTTCAACAGACGCGAACGTAAGGTCATCTATATATATAAACGGCGTTAAACAAACACTCGTTTGGTATTCTCAAACGTCATCTCAAATGTCTCTACCAACGAGTACATCTTATGAATTAGCCGACTATATTAACTCTGCTAATGTAAGACATAACGGTTGGATATCAAACCCCAAATTCTACTCAGTCGCCCTCGAACCTTCGGAAGTTCGCAAACTCTACCGGCTCGGCCGAACCGGGCGGTCCATGGTCATCAGCGACACGGCCGTCGGCATCGGGAAAGCTCCCGAAGCTCAGTTGGACGTGAGGGGGAACTTGAACGTTGACGGTGTGATCACAAATCAACAGAGACCGGCATTTTACGTGTGGAGAGATGGAACAGGTGATAATGTAGAGGCAATAGGCCACGGCGGCGGAGGTCGGCTCCGGGTGACCGGTGCAATAACAAATTGGGACAGTAAACGGGTAGATACAGCGGGTACGTTTGATTTAAGTAATGGTAGGTATTACATACCCGTTTCGGGACTTTATATGCTTATCGGAGCCGGAGTGTATAGATACCAAGGATCCGGAAATGCAATTTTAGAAGCTACGTTTTTCGTTAACGGTTCAAATGTTGGACCGCGGGGTATATCGTATAACAGAGGAAATACAACGAGTGAACATCACACGGTTACCATAACGTTTATGAGATTTATGAATGCGGGTGATTATGTTGAGATGGGATTACACTCTTGCCAATCTAATTGTGACTTCTATTTCGGTGATAATCTTGGATATTTTTCTGGATATTTATTAGGATAAGATGATGCGCGATCCACCAATCGGTTTTATCGTTAACGTTGTTTACGAAACGATGGCTCGATTAGGTGTTTCTCCCCCCGAAATGAAGTGTGAAGAAACATGGGAATCTATCATATTACCAGACGGTTATACAAAACCAACGAAAGAGGTTTTTGAAGCGAAGTTCCAAGAAATTATACGAGAGTATTCGTTTAAGGAACTCCGCCAAGAACGCAACCAGCGCCTCGCCGAGGTGGATTGGATCTTTTCAGAAGATTATGCGATTGACGACGCGTCGTACCAACAATGGCTCACATACCGTAAAGCTTTACGCGACCTTCCCGCGGTGACCGAGGATCCAGCAAACCCCGTTTGGCCCGAGAAACCGGCAATGCCTTCGGGAACGACCGAAACTAAAGATTATACCCGCGAATTACAGATCGAAAATAATCGACTCAAGAATAAGGTGGTCATCCTCGAAAACCGCCAAACACACTTTAATACACTTCTCGTAGACGTAATCGGGCGTATCGAGAAGCTCGAGCGACCCACTTAAAAAAATGAAGGCCTTTATACGTAAGTATGAATATCATCGACGTATGTGGTCTATTAGGATCTATCGTCATAGTACTCATGTTTATACCCGAAATTCATCACGTGTATAAACATAAAGACGCGAAAGCTATTAACTATACATTTTTACACTTAAATTTACTAGCGAGTGTTTTGTCGCTCGTGTTCTCTATACATTATAACGTAATTCCTATGACCATTACGAATCTTGCAGCCGGTTTATTTTCGTTGCTCATGTATTACTTCAAGATCACGTTTGAGTGTATACAAGATTCACCGGTGTAAAAGATGTTTACTAATTGTAGATGAGTGATACGAGCCACCACGTACTCACAGGAAAAGTGGATATCACCAGTAATTTACTAGTAGGATCTTCTCACCTGTTTGTCGATACAAATAATAATAGAGTAGGTCTCGTCACCACAGATCCTCACGCAGGTTTACACGTGAATAGTAACGCGTATGTGAATACGGATTTACGCGTGGGGAATCAAATCGAAATAAACGCCACAGCTGGACGTATAAAAGCGGCTTCGTTTGAAGGAGACGGGTCTTTATTACAGAATACACCGCCGGGTGCAGACGGTGCCGCGGCAACAATAGCAGTCGGAACGACAACGACTGGAGCTGCGGGAACGTCTGCCTCGGTGACAAATTCGGGTACGACTTCCGCTGCCGTATTTAATTTTACTATTCCGAAAGGTGACCAGGGTATACAGGGGATTCCGGGTAATGACGGGGCTGACGGGGCGCCTGGCGCTGACGGAACCAACTATTTCACGTTAAGTGGATCGAATATTTATAGGAATACGGGGAATGTGGGAATCGGCAACACAAACCCATCTGTAGCTAAACTTCATATAGGACCGTTAAATGGTGATCATTTATATTTAGCTTCTGGGAATAATGCGTATGGCTGGAAATTGGATACGGATGATCAAAGTAACGGTGCTGTACCTTTTAGAATTAAGAAACGAACTGCTGATGTGGATACAACTGTTTTGACCATAAAGAATCAAGATGGCTTTGTCGGAATCGGTGCGAGTGTTCCCGCGTGCGCCTTAGACATCGCCGGTGAAGACGTGATGATTCGAGGCAATACACCGTCGTTACACTTTAGCGAAGGTACTAATGGTATGGATGGAGCTTTCAGAATTCATTACGATGGAGCTAACCAGGTTGACGGTAATAACTTTTTAGCGATTCAGCATGGTACAAATTTTGCAGACACGTCCCTGCATTGCACCCGCGCCGGAAACGTGGGGGTCGGTACGAGTTCCCCGGGCGCCGTACTTGATATTCAGGGTTCCCAAGCTTTTGATGCTTCAACCACGTTGAGAGTTTTAAATCCAGCTTCCCAATACGGAAGAACTCAACTCCACCTCGTCGGGCGATATGAGGCTGCTAATGATGCATGGAGTGCGGGAGGCGCAAGAAACGCAATCATGTTTAAGTCTCAGTCCAGTCAAAATAGTGCTATAACTAATCAATGGACTATCCAAAGTTTCCCGAACGGAACGAGTAATGACTTGGGTTTTATGTCTGGATCAAATAACGCTCCAAGATTTATTATCAGGGGGAACGGATTCGCCGAATTTTTTCCCGACGCTACTCATCCTCTTAAAGTGACCAACCAGGGTACGGCTACGAATACGTATAACTTCGTACTGAACGGTCCGAGACCGGGGACATCGGGTGGTGGGGCCGTACACTTTATCAACGGGTCAACCCGAAACGACGACGGCGGAGCTAGTACGTACACCATACGCAACGATAGTGGGCAGTTACGACTCGGGAATAGTTCGTATACGACCTTATTCCAGGGTAATCACCTTCGAATGGCTGAAAATGATAACAGCTATTTTCACTTCGGCCCTAACGGTACGTGGTCTGGTGAACTGTACGTGGGGGCGACGCCCGATAAATCAACTTCTGCGTTCAAAGCGCAGTGCATTTCCACGAATGGTAATTTACACTTAGACGCGGGGGATGGACGTGAAACGTATATAAATTATTACAGCGGTTCGGCGACAAGAGTAAATAATATTCTAAGAATGGAAGGAAGTCAAACTGAATGGCTCACCATGGGTGGTCTACTGACGCACAGGTACACTCACAATACATACTCTTGGGGGAGATGGAACGGGCCTCACCATTTTGATTTGTATTCAAACACCAACTTCACACAATTCAACGGGAATGTGAATACTGTACCGTTTTACATAAATTTCTATTCTCACGCACCCATAAGAACCTATAATTACACCACAATAACAAGTGACGATAGAATCAAAATAAACGAAAAATACATCGAAAACGCGACACAGACACTCTTAAAACTTAAACCACAGAATTACGATAAACTCGCGTGTTTAGAAAAGGATAGGGTAGAGGGGGAGGAAGTGTGGTTCAAAAAGGACTCCGGTCTCATAACACAAGATGTATATTACGACGCCCCCGAATTGCGACACCTCGTCTTACTCCCACTAGACGCGGAAGTTCCAGACGAAAAACCATACGTAGATGACGATCCTCAGAAAGATCCCGATTATTCCATGTGGGGTAGTGAACCGGCAGGTCTGCAGTATCAGGGATTCATACCGTATCTCATCAAATCTAATCAGGAAATTTATGAAGAGCTCCAAACCACCAAATCCGACCTCCAATCAGAAAAAGAAAAAGTTGCCACGATGGAATTATTAGTGGCATCCCTCGTAAAGCGCGTTGGAGATCTTGAAAATCTAGTAATTTAAAGAAAAAGTGCATCTAAAAAGTACAAATGTCTTGTGTTGCCGCTCTCAGGCCTATCGTTTCCGTAAACACTCCCTCTAAGATCAAGTCTAAGTCTAAGACTGTTGCGTCTCGCACTCCCCCACTCAAAAAGGTCGAGCGTCCCAATGATTTCCTTTCTGTCGCCGAACGTGTCAACGGTCGCGCGGCTATGATCGGTTTTACCTCCGCCGTCATTGATGAGGTTATGACAGGACACTCCATCAGCACACAGTTCCAAGAGAACATTGGTCTCTCCGTCGCCGTCGCAGCGCTCGCCTTCCTCGGTACAGCGGCAAACCCTAAAGACGAGGGATACGTCCAGGGATTCTGGAAGCCCGAGACCGAGCTAGTTAATGGTCGACTCGCTATGGTCGGTATCATGTCACTCCTTCTCACAGAGTCTCTTCATCCCCACGTCCCATTGTTCTGAGCTTAAAAATAAAAACGTAGTATAATATAAAACATGTCAGGTGGAATTGCCCAATTAGTCGCCATTGGTGCCCAAGATGCTCACATCGTAGGCCAGCCAGAGGTGTCATTTTTTAGGTCTAACTATAAACGCCATACAAATTTTGCTCAAACTGTTGAGCGTCAGGTCATTCAGGGGAACCCCGTCGCGAACGGTATGTCTACTGTTCGATTCGAGCGCAAGGGTGATCTCCTCGGTTTCGTCTATCTCGCCCCCCGTAGCGGTACAACCTCTTACTCCGCCAGCCAATGGCTCGGTCAGGTTGCCAAGGTAGAATGGTTGGTGGGAGGCCAGGTTATTGACACCCAAGATGCAAACTTTTCTCAATACGTCGCACCCACTGTGATGAGCCAGAACTTAACTAAGTCTATTACTGGTTACGGAGAGAAGACGAGCCGTTTCTACCCTTTACGTTTCAGCTTCTGTGAGAACTGGCAATCCGCCATTCCTTTAGTCGCATTACAGTACCACGATGTCGAAATTAGGATTACGTGGGGTGGTTCTCTCGCTGGCACGTGGGAGTGCTACGCGCATTTCATCTACCTCGATACCGATGAGCGCTCTTCCCTCGCCGCTACATCCCAAAACATGCTCATTACACAAACGCAGAAGTCTGTCGCTTCCAGTTCTACTATCCAGGAGCTGAATCTGAATCACCCAGTTAAATATTTAGCCGCAGCCGATGGTAGCGATTTAGCGATCGCAGCCGACGATAATAAGATTAAACTTCAGATTAACGGTACCGATGTTACCGACTTCAAATATACCGATCCCCACTTTACCGCCGTTTCCGAGTATTACCACACATGCGCTTCCGTTTCCGCGGGTGCCGATAACAAGAAACGTTTCATCTACCCCTTCTGCTTCGAGACTGGAAAGCTTCAGCCGACGGGATCATTGAATTTTAGTCGTGTGGATTCAGCCCGTCTCGTAAGCGAGACTGCTTCTCACGCCGATGACATATATGCCGTTAATTACAACATTATGAGGATAGAATCAGGTATGGGTGGATTAATGTACAGCAATTAAATCCCGTATAATAATAAATGTGGTTTTTCCTATTTCTCGCATTTTTCGTGTTTATGATCACCTACGATCCTAAATCCGGAACGCTTAATAAATACATTTCCAATTCTCCAGAAGAGAAGAAAGAGAACGCGCCATGTAAACATGGACACTTTAACGAAATACAATTCGCCCAACAAGGATACGAATGTCCCAGTAATGATAAAACGAATATGGGTGCAATAATATCTACTTAAAAATAACATTTGTAGATTTTACATAATGTTTGCATTTGACCGTGACACCGCAGTTCTTGTCGCCGTCGCCATTTGCGTTTTCGCTACCGTATACATGTACAGTCAGTACAAGAAAACGAATGAGAGTATCGAAGAATTCAGGGAGGCACTCGCCGATAAGCAGAAGCCCATGGTTTCTTTAGAGCGTCCCCGACCCGCACCTTGGGCCTCGAAAATTCCCGTCGAAGTTAAGAAGGTTCCCATTCCCGTAGTAGAGGAGAAGACCGAAAAACCATCATCTCCCGTCATCACCGAGGAAGAATCCTCCGAATAATCTTATCAGGGGATTGTAGAGTGCGATGAGCAATGAAAAAACATAAAGCCATCGCCATACCCGTAATATATAACGGAGACGTACCAAGATTTTTAACAGTCAGAGATAAAAGATTTAAGGAATGGATTTTTGTTACCGGTGGTTGTAGACGTAGAGAAATCAATAATCCACTCCGAACCGCTTTAAGAGAGTTGGAAGAAGAAACTAGGGGAGTAGTTTCTTTAAAAAGGGGGGAATATACAACATTTTCATTTACAGTTAAAGAAAGTCCTACGGTTGATTTAGAGTACACTGTATTTATATTTTTCGTTAATTATTCTCGACATGAACAAAGTGATTTAGTCAAAAAATTCAACGAAGAAAAATATAAGATGCATACCAAAAAAATTCATATGAAAAGGACGTACGACGAAAATGATTACATGAGTTTCGATACCTTAACGGAATTTAACTCCAGAAGGAGATGGGAACGAATCATAAAATACGTCCTAAAAAACCCAGAATTTTACGCCTGCGTGACTTCTCCCAATAGAAAATCATTTGCTATTAAATAATGAAGTCCAAGAGTTATATTCTCATGCAAATCAAGGATATTCTGATTGACCGTAAATCGTACACACGTGAGAAAGCTGAGCGATACACAGAGGAACTCAAAGAAAAAACTGTATACGAACTTTTAGTGTTTAAAAAACAACTTATGAACGAAGATGAAGAATATATCGATGTTTCGTATCGTCGTTCGATTTGGCACGAAGAAGAAGATTAAAAAAATAAGTATAAGATAACGTAAGTATGTTTAAGTCGTGGTGTAGACGACAAGGATTTTGCAATGGATCCAATCTATCACACGTATTAATGGATGGTGGAATACTATCTGTCCCGTTTGATAAATTGAATGAATTTTACGAGATGTGCATTAAGTGCATAAACAGTGGCGAAAAGATATACGTCGTCGAACAGAAAACTGATACGTATAACTTTTTCGTAGATATCGATTACAAAGTTGACGAAGAGTTAACATTCGATCACTTAAAAGAAGTGTCGAGATCTATATGCGATCGTGTCGCGTTTTTTGGTGGAAAAGACGCACTCATTTCGGTCGCGGAACCTAAATCCGTGGGAGATAAAATCAAACACGGAATACATATCAATTGGTCTGATTTTGTCGTTGATCATGGTTCGGCTATGGCCCTGTATTCACATATCGTATCCGCGTTAAATATTTTATTTCCTAACCGACCGTGGAACGATATTATCGATACCGCCGTGTATGGAAATGGAAAGCGTAATACAAAAGGGAGCGGTTTTCGTATGCCGTGGTCTCACAAAAAGGCGAAACACGACGCGTGTGATGGAAGAGGTTGTGCGTTGTGCGAAAATGGAAAAGTGACACAGGGCCCATATAAACCAGTGATTATATACTCACACAAAACAAAGTCACTCGAATATATTTTCGATAGGGAACCATCCGTAGAACTGTTACAAATGGCAACGTTGCGCACAGAAAATAAGAATCATGTCGTGATAGAAGGATCTGTGCGAGAAGAGGGATCTTTTACGATACAGGATACACGTGATGTGTATACAGATTATGAGGTTATATCCCAAATTGAAACATTTATTCAAAAACATCTTGACGGTCAACAAAAAGCGGAAATCGTCAAAGTTTTCAAAAAGGACAAATCGTATCTCGTATCTACAACATCTAAATACTGTGAAAATCTGGGTCGTTCACACGCATCAAATCATGTATGGTTTTTAATAGAAGGTGATACCATTCATCAGAAATGTTTTTGTACGTGTGAGACCATGAGAGGTAGAAAATACGGATTTTGTATGAATTTTGGTGGTAGAAGACATGTATTACCGGATAAGATTTACAAAGCCATGTATCCAGATGGATATAAACCATTCATGTTTTGTCAACCCATTCCAAAGGAAGTTAAACCCAGCACAGAAAGCTTGGTCGATATGCTCACCAATTTTATAAGTAAATACGTCACAAAAAATACCACAAAAGTCGTGTCCGTTACGAAAAAAATGAAAAAAATGTACATCATCAACACGAATGCACGTTGTCAAACGTGTAACAAGGAGAATTTACAGTTTAGAATAAAACAAAATTCTGTATTAGAACAGTTGTGTACGTGTAAAACGCGATCTCATAATCTCTTAGATAAAATAAAAAGAGTATTATAGGAGATGTATGTCATACTTTTCATCATAGTTTTGTTTCTCATATTTTCAAATACTGTTACGATAGAGACCAAAAAGGATAGAATAGATGATCTCATAAAAGAGACGGAAATCTATTCAGGTATAAACCCAGAATTATACACAGATTTTATCACGAATATACAGTTTGCAAAAGATAACGTTAAAGATATATACATAGCTTACGATCACGTTTTAAAAGCTTTGGGTTACTTTAACGAAATAGCTCTTTATATTGTTCCCATAGATCCAGACATTCAGGACGAAATAACTGCTCTGAATGAGAAAATACTATTAGAATTCGAAAAGACGTTTAAAAAGGAAGCAAACAATCAAAAGTTACGTTTTGTACCTAAATATACTTAAAAGATATCTTTTAATACTTTTTACATATGACTGTAGTCAAAACTCGATCAGGAAGGGTATCTAAACAGCCAGTTCGATTAGAGCCCACGGAGATACCAGAAGATGATTATTCCGACGACGGGGCGTCTGATGAGGATTTTTGTGAAACTGACGGAGAGGACATATGCGAAACAGACGATGAGAGCGAATCTGAAGACGATTCTGATGCAGACGAACATGGTAATCTAAAAGGGTTTGTCGTTGACGATGATGACGTTAGTGAAGATGAGAGTTATGTCGAAAGCGATGAGGAATATTCGGCTTAAAAAGATAATTAAATATATTACATATGGAAACAGAACTCGGCAATCCCATCGAATATAGTCCAGAACTTCCAGATAAGAACGAGCCGGTACATAACGAGGAGTTAGACGCGCCATATTACCTTCCTCACCCATCTATGATGCAACCTCCACCTCAGATGATGCAACCACAGATGGAAAAGAATGATTTCTTATCGAACTTGGATAAAAACGCGTATATCATAATTTTCGTTTCATTTATTTTGGGGTTTTTCATGGGAAAGACTATGCAACCAGTTATTCTTCGCCCCGGATGAATATCCTTCAAAATCTCCTATAGGCCCATCAACCTTCTCGTTATACGAGTATCTACCCGTACTCTTATAATAAGGATCATATAGATTATCTTTTATCACGTCGCTCGCGGTCGTCGCAACCTTATCCACCGTGGTAGCAAACTTCATGTCTGGGTTTATGAATACATAAACGACGAGTAAAAATACACATGCGAGCATCAGTAATGCCAAACTTGGAATACAAGTATACATTTTCTTATTAAAAGAGAATATTTTTTTTAATAAGAAAATTCTTTACAAATTTTTTTAAAAAATTATAAATATTTTTTTATTTTTTTTTCTACAAATTTTTTTAAAAAATTCCAAACTAGTTTTTTATTTTTCCTCGGAAGATTTTTCCTCGGAGGGCTCTTCTTCGATAGTTGCTGGCGCAGCATCAAGACGTTGCTTTTGTCTCTCGGCAATCTCCTCGGCTACAATCTTGTCAGCCTTTTTGACGAGTTCTTCCATGGGAGTATCGGGCTCCTCCTTTTGAAGGCGCTCGAGTACCTCCGCCGGGTGACTGATGGGTGGCTCATCGGGTTTGTTATAAAACTTGGAGTTCTCATCACCTGGTTTGTAATAGTTTGGCTTTCCATCCGCATCTTTAGTCTCAATCATGTCACGCTTACGCTCGTTGAACATCTTGGCAGCTTGAACCTGATTCTCCTTGTATCCAGTCATCAACTCCTCCAGCTTTTCGTTTGTATAATGGGAATCTTCAATCTTGGTGGGGTCAGGGGGGATGAGTAACCACTTATACATATCTACGACATAGATATCAAAAGTCGCATCTTCCTTTTGAAGCCTTTTCGCGTGGGAAGCCGCCTCCTCGCGCGTAGCAAACGCACCCCTGATCTTAATACCAAACTTATCATTTTTCTGTGGAGCCTCTGGGCCGACGATGGAAAGGCACGCAAACAACTGACCGGGAACGGTAGTGTAATCTTGTTCAAGAGACATTTGTACTTTTTACTGTACTCTAGGCTTTAAACTGTTTTTTAACCTAAGTTGTTTAAAGATATTGAGATATTATCAACCATGGAAGAGATTCGTCGTCTACACAACGACGAGAAACGAGCCCTCATAGAACTCGTTACTCGAAAAGGGGATAGTATACTCGACGTCGGATGTGGGTTTGGTGGTGATCTTCAAAAATGGAAAAAGGTAGGTGCAAATATAAATATGTGTGAACCCAGTGAGAGTGCGTTAAACGAAGCCAAAAGTCGGGCAAAAAATATGAAGATACGTGTCAATTTTTATCATGGAGATATACACTCATGTCCAAATAGAAAGTATGATATCGTGTGTTATAACTTTGCGTTACATTACATATTTGAAGATCGCGATACGTTCATGAACAGTTTACATGCTATAAAAAAACGATTAAAATCTGGTGGTCTATTTATCGGAATCATTCCAGATTCAGAAAAAATTATATTCAAAACGCCGATGACGGATGAGATGGGTAATTTTTTTAAACTAAAAGAAACGAGTTATGGCAATTTCGGTGAGAAATTATTTGTACATTTGGCGGATACACCGTACTATGCAGACGGTCCTAAATCTGAACCCCTGGCACATAAAGATTTATTAATAACACAACTCGAAAATATGGGATTCAGTATGGAAAAATGGGAAGGGTTATCAGGAAATTCAATTTCAGAGTTGTACAGTAAATTTATCTTCGTATATAGAAATGATAGTTCTGGTCGTACTATTAATAATTAATTATTTGATTTATTCAAATTTAAAACCAAATCAAAAGTTAGTAGAAGTCAGGGAAAAATACAAGACACTGAGAGAATATTTAATAGAGACTGATAACCGCGATTTTGAAGAGATATATCGCGAAATACCCTTAGTCGCGTACGAAAGAATGTCATCTTCTGTTGGATACAACACAAATAAGGGTCAAGAGATAGGTATATGCTTAGATGGTGATGTAAATGAGATATTTCACGTGTTACTTCATGAATTAGCACATTGCGTTGTGGATGAATATACACATAGCGAAGAATATTGGAAAAAATTTGACGATTTAAAAATGATCGCGATCACCCTCGGTCTTTATAAATCTATTCCAGAGGAAAGTCCCTTTTGTGGCAAACATGTATCGGATAAATAATATTTATTTATATAAATGGATATAGATCCCGTTTCGACTGTATCGGCCTCCAGACTGGTCGTATCGTTGGTGTCTTGGTTTTTACTTTTGTTTGGTATAGCTATCATCCGCCTTGAATTTGCGTACTGGCTCAACGGTGTTTTACTCACGGTAATTTTACCGTTACTCATCTGGTACCTGGGTAATCACAGCATCTTCTTGAGCGTCTCAAGTGGAACAGCGGTTATAACCGCCGCCGCGGCTGGGTTATTTATTACTATGCTGACGGAGGGTATAAAGTGGAAAAGGTTAAAGCGGTATCTTAAGGAATTCGGTAAAGATCCGCAGGAGACGGCCATAGCGACCACGATAATCATGCTCAGTATGGCAGTTGCACTTGTATTAGTGTATATCGCACAGGGTGGTGATGTGCTCGCGAGAGTACGATTTTAGAAATATCGGTTTACGATAAAGAAAACAATAGCCGCAACCGCACCAGTCGAGGCTAAGCCTACGAGACTGCGGTTTCCTTGCGTATTAAGAAACTGGGGAATAGTACTAGCTAACTTTTCCTGAACAGGTTTGCTAATAGCAACAGCGGTACAAGCGGCGACCATCACGGCGTGTAATTGCTCATCGGTTAAATCGAACGGGTTCTTCTTTCCCTTCTTCTCCTTGGTCTCTGTACCAGAAACGGACATGGTAGTCGCGGGAGGGGGAGGTGTCATAACCTGTTGTTGAACCATCCGAGGATCGACGGCGAGGGATGGAGGTTCCATCATATCTTGTGGTTGGCCCATAATGTCAGCAATAGGTGTAGAGTCCATCATATCTTTATTTTCTCCTACATTTTTTTCTGGCATTTTTGGCACGAATGATGTCGTCTGATTATTATTAGTAAGTGGTACCATACCATCACCTGAATCGGAAAGATTAAACGTCGGAATGTCCGCTGACATTTACTGTTACAAAAGTTTTTTTTGATTTAATTCTTTGCGCGATTACTTTGTTTTTGTAATTTTAATATTTGTCGATCTACCTTTTATTTTATTTGGATCTATCCTCGGTCCATTCTTTTTCGTGGTGATCATCTTTTTATGCGCTTGCCAGTATTCTGGAGCCCCGACCTTAAAATTTTTGCGAATCGTAGCTTTGTACCAAAATACACAATCTTCAATACGGTTACTCTTGCTGGTGTTATCTAACACGATACACTCATAATTCTCTGTACAGGCATCCATAACCTTGTTGAACATATCGAACGTCGGGAAGATCCCGAAGAATGACTTATAAAGCTTTTCGCGATTTTGAATGATATTTTCCCTTAAAATAAAGACATAATCCACATTAGCACGAAGTGCTGGAGGTAAATCCATACAATATTGCATAGTCAGCATAAAGAAGATTTTCCAGTGACGACCGTTCATAAAGCACTGTCTGATACAGGTGTCACGCATGAACTTATTGTCGTACATACAATCATCCAATAGGAGAAAGGCTCCGCAATTTGTCTTACCGGCACCTACAAGCTTTCTTTGACGGTCCATCACACGCTCGATCGCCTCCCTGTCATAGTCACCATAGATGAACAGGTCTGGAATATACTGTTGATAGTAATGATTACCTTCTTCTGTCGCAGACAACACTATTCCAGCTGGCAAATGCTTTTTATGAAACAGAATGTCGGTGACTAACGTGGATTTACCTGTATTACGCTTTCCTATAAATACACATACCCTGTCGTCTGACATAGTTCTTGGGTTAAATTTACGTAAACGTAGATCCATCTATAATACCGCCCCGTTTTATTTCATAAAATTTTACTCACATGTATTAGGAATGGCAGGTCGTATTAGACTCGCTGTCACCGGTATCCAAGACGAATGGCTTACTGGAGAGCCAGAATTTTCATATTTCGTCGCAAACTACAAGAGACATACACGATTTTCTACAGAAGCCGTTGAGATGCCCTTCGATGGTAAATGTGATTTCTCAAGTTCGGTTGAGTGTAGAATTCCACAAAACGTAGGAGATCTCGTACGTAGTACTATGCTGAAGATAAAACTGGGAAATCTTTCTGCTGATACATCGACCGAAAAGTACAGATACAATACCCCTGCAGCTCTCAGTATCATAAAATACGTCGATCTCGTAATTGGAGGGCAAATTATAGAGCGTCTTACTGGTGATTATATCTATATGTACAACCAGTTACACAATAATAAAGATGACGTGAATCAAACACTCTATTTCTTATCTGGACACGGTGAACATTTACAGGTTTCGGATTCGTATAATACGTTTTACGTTACCCTCCCCTTTTATTTCTACAGGAATCCAAGTTTAGCGATACCTGTATGTGCGATCACTAAGCAATTGGTAGAAGTACGAGTGACATTCAAGGATATAAATGATGATGTGACTTTCAAATATACGATAAATGGATCAGTAACTACGAAAGAAAAAACCACGGAAGGATCTATACATAACGTTTCGCTCATTACCGATTTTTATTTCGTTACCGAAGAAGAACGAAACTTTTTACTCACACGACCCATGGAATATATAATATCCCAGTTACAGGTGTCTAAATTGGTATACAAACCTAACGAATCTAAGAAGTCGGCGCTGCTAAAATTCACGAATCCGGTGAAAGAGTTATTTTTCTTAGCGAAAGAGAAATCTGGAAGTTCTGACCAACTTCTCGATACGACAATCACAGATCAGGAATTTAGTACACTTTTACCTGGTAAACGTTCCGACTATAGATTAATTAAAAATGTAAAGTTTGCGTGTAACGGTGAAACTATTTTCGATCAGAGTGGTCAATATTTGGCGTATGAACAATCACTTCGTCACCACACCGGCTGCCCAGACCCCGCATTTGAGTTTTACACATATTCATTCTCACTAAGACCCGAACAGCATTACCCATCTGGTCAATTAAATATGAGTCGCATAATACATAAGAAACTTGATATAGAATTAGACGAAACGTCGTCTACACGTGATATAGATGTTTCAGTATACGCATTAAATTATAATGTTCTTCATGTGGCCAGCGGTTTAGTTGGTTTAAAATTTTAACGTATAATATTAGTAATGGCTGGTCGTGTTCAGCTTGCAACAAAAGGATCACAGGATGCCTTTTTTACGGATAATCCAGACTATTCCCATTTTTTAAGAAGTTTCAGGAAACATTCTAATTTTGCTACGTTTGATGTAAAGCACGAACTTCACGGTAAACAAGACTATGAAAGTACACTAAAGTGTACTATTCCCATAAATTGCGGCGATCTCATCAAGGCTGTGCGTTTACATATTGAGTTATCGAATCTTTTACATGACGGTTCGTATCAAAGATATAACGAATCTATAGGACATGCTATCATAGAATATGTTGATTTAATCATAGGCGGTCAGTTAATTCAGAGAGTGCCGCGAGATTGGTTACAGATTTACTCGGAGCAGTATTTGACTCAAACAAAGCAAAATAATTTATCAAAACTCATAGGTAAATCACCCGAAGAGAGTTCCGGTAAAGCTGTTAGTGACGCATCCATCGACGGATATTTGGATAAGGCCACCATATCTCAAAAATTTATCGTTGATATTCCGTTTTATTTTCATAATAATATCGAAT